TAACAAAGCCTGAATCCCCGCCACTTTCCAAGATACCAGCCTACGTGATTGACCTCGTCACCTGTAACCTTTCTTATGAACCATCCTATTTTGGATTGTCGAAAAGAAGCCTTATAAAATAGTATGCTAAAAGGCTTTATTTGATTTAGGCTCTGCTCAGGATAGCAACCCATCAAACCTCCTTCATGAATTGTAAGAACTTTATTGAATAAGGTTTTATCTTATGAAACCTCTTAGTAACTTCTATTTCCATCTCAGATATTTTCCAGAACTTTGCAAAATAACTGTTGATAGTATCCTCGTTCACTGACCGTAGATGTTTATACTTGTATTGTTTGAAATTTCTTTTGTATTCCTCAGTTTCATAGACAGACAAATCCTGCTTCCAAGGACTTGCAAACAGAAGCAGTCCTCCATAAGACAGTATTCTATAACATTCTGATATTAATTTCTCAGGATTGAGCACATGCTCAAATATATCTGTACAAATAGCTATATCAAAATAATTCCCCACTATCGGTATATCTTCAGCGTTGGCTCTAACCCTAATGAAATCCTTTCCCCTTCTCAGATGCTCCATAGACAAATCAATCCCTACTTTCACCGAACCTCTAACTTTATTTAGAATATACCCAAAAGCACAACCCACATCGATAACTCTTCTCGGATGGTAACCATGTATGAAAAAGTAATTGTCAGAAACAGCTCTACAAAGATTGCTTAAAACCATAGTCTCTATGCTCGGTTTCCCGTCTACATCCCTTGCCCGCTCCTCCAGACATTCTATGTAATCCTTCAGTCCTTGATCTATGTCATCACCTATGAAATCCATTATCCCTTCATCAGTGCTAACTGGTTTTCTTGCCCACATTATTAATTTCCTCCAACTTTTTGACGCACTTCTCTTTAATTATTTCTCCAAAACATTTCCTACAAATAAATCTGTTCTTTTTCAATTTAAAAATTTGATCTCTTGCAAACAAAACACCACATCGTATACACCTATATCTCCTCCTCATTTCAGTAGCCCATCATTCTAACAGCTCTACTTCTTTCTTTACTTCCTCTTTCTTCTTACATTCATCACATAATTTCTCCACACTGTAAAGCGTGCAAGTACTCCCGGTTTTCACTTCCGATGTATATAAAGGCTTACCACATTTATCACAAAGCACTTGGAATTTCATTCCTTACCCCCAGCATATTTCTTACGTTTACGTTTCAATTTATACAGTTTGCCCTGGTTCTTATTCCGCTTCTTCTTGCTGTACCAGGAACGATAAGGTACAAGCTTTCCTTGAATCCAATCTTTGAGTTTACCTTCAGCCAATCCTTCTGCCCTCTCCTAACAAGTGGAGGTGAAGGGGATTCGAACCCCTGACCTTCTGCTTGCAAAGCAGATGCTCTACCCACTGAGCTACACCCCCTACTCCTCTTCCATCCTGACAGGGTCTTTGCCAAACATTCTCACCAGAGCATTACCTACAGATAGAGCTATAGCTGCTTCTTTTTCGCTGATAACATTCGCCCCAGCTAAACCCTGAGCCACTAATGCAGCGAAAACTCCAAAGTTGACTAATATAGTGCCTAACTTATTCCAGTTGATCTTTTTCTTTATTACCTTATCCATCTTATCCTCCCCAATAACCGTAACTCATCCTGTCTTGACTTGTAATAACTGGCTTTAGTCCTACAGACCTTTTCCAGTACCTCAGACCATCCGTACCATCAAGCCACTGACTATATATAACATACTTGACATTAGGTATGTTATCCATAATGTCTTCTATAAAATAATACCAAAGTAAATACATGAAATCATCTTTCATATAGTCTCCATGCCCTAGTATCTGAGCAACAGCAGCCAGTTCTCCACAAAAATTACCCGAAATATAACCCACCCACTTGTCCTCTTTAGTGAAGCATCCATAAAGCTTATCAAAATGAAGTTTGCAGTGAAATTCTGGCTCCTTTGCCTTTTCTGGATACCTTCTGTAATTTTCCCTCATAGGTCTCCCTTGACGGATCTCCTTGCTCGTGTTAATCTCATACAACTCGTCAAGCCGGTCGTTTCTTTCTTCTGCAGTCATCACTCTGCAACGGTATCCAGCTTTCCTGGCATGCCGCAACCTGTTTCTTGCCGTCTGATTATAACCTCTCTTAAAATAGTCATCTACGTCCTCATATTCCTTTACCAACAGCATAGCTACCGGAGCTCTCGTTTTCACCAGCCACTTCTCCCAAAATAGAATACGATCTCCACAATAATCCTCATCATCGTCCATCAAGTCTATAAATTCAGTCAATCTATGAGGAATAAGATGGGGAGTAGCTTTCTGAAACTCCTTAGTCATCTCCTCACAAAAGTCCTTCCAAATCTCACCCATTATACGTTCTCCACTAAAAAATAAATTCTCTCATGAGCGTCCATCAAAGGAGTCCTGGGCTCTCTCAATAGCAGCCTGACTTTCTTTCCCACCTTGTTAGCAGCAGCATTCATCTTTTCTTCCATCACTTCATCCGTAACAAACCCTGAGACTCCCCAGAAAGCCGATCTCGCCTCTGCTATGTAGTCAATTAAGTTCTCATTGTATCCAGGATACCTATTCAGATAGTGTTGGAAGCCTTCACTGAAAGGGTCTTTAATAAAAGTAAAAACTATAAACTTTCTGACCATTTTAAGGACTTCTGGTAAAAAACAATAAAACTCGTATCTCCGCAACCCCTCTCCATCCCAATTAGTACTGCAGTCAATATCCACTACATCATAAGCAATCTGATTCCAGTGCCGTCTAACCAGAGCTAATGAATCTACAGGTATAAACGTAACATTTTTGAATCTCCAGACGCAATCCTTCAATTCCGGGACTATATCTATGCAGGTGAGCCTACGGACTTTAGTATGAAGGTAAACTGTTATGAGTCCTTGACCAGAAAACAGCTCCAACCCTTTATCAAACTTATAGTCAGGAAAAAGACTAAACACTCTTTCATATCCTGTGAAGTCGTTAATTTTGCAAGCTTTCGCTATTTGATCTTCATCAAGAGTTTCTTCCGGTTTTAATTCGATTAGTTCCTTTCTAAACATAGCTGAGCTCCGTTACTTAGATTAGTTCTTTACCAATTCTAACTTATGGGAATTGTCCGCTAATTTAAAACCGGTCATTTTTAGCAACTTGTTTAGTGCTTCCTGTTTCCTACCACTCTCCGAGTAATATAGGTGAGATAACATAGTAGTAACCGGTCTTATTAACCTATGCTTTCTCCCTTTCCTTTTCCTATTCATCAGACTCCAGAAATATCCAGGATCGATGCAGAAGCTCTCTACTGAGTTGCCACCTAATCGGATGGATCAATATCTCTACATTATCCTCAGGGCCAACCATACTTAGCAAATTGTCCACATAGTTCTCATAGTCGAATTTACTACAATCACTCACATACCCATCCATAGGAAGAAGATAAGCTTCATACTCCAATCCCACGTCTGCAAGAGACAGCTCTCCTATAGGCACTGGGTTTGGAGTCAACCCAAAGACATCAATAGCTGTTATATCTTCATAGCCTTCTTTTTGTCTCCAACTATCAGCTCCCTCCTTGAAGACCAAGTAATTGACGTAACCATACTTTTTTGCATAATCATCCCCGTGGCTTGAACAACCCTTGACATTAAAGACCTTTCTCAACCTATTTAAAGAACTCTCCAGAATTTCTTTTTGGGTTCTTTGGAATCCGCTTGTCAGATACTCGGTTATAGTAGCATAGTGCAAACCAATTTCGAAACCTACTTCCTCCAAAGACTTCAAATAGCTCCACTCGTCTCCCTGCGGAATATTGCTCCTGAAAGAAGGCAAAAAAATAGTTGAACAAACTCCAAGAGCCTGCTCAACCTTTACTATGCCTTTCAAAAAAGTTAAAGAATAATCTATATCATGTCGCAAGCCAGCTATGGACTTCTCTCCATTCTCTACGAGCATCTTATACTCATGGAGAGGGACTATCTTGTGAGTAGTCTGAACTGTTTTTAAGAATCTCTCGTAATCTAAAAGAGTCAAGAACCTATCCATAGTCTAGCTTATTATGTACTTAGAGGCAGGAGCAGAAGTTGATTCTGCTCCCACCATCGATAACACACAAAACCAGTAACCCTTAACTACCAGCAAAATTAGCTTTGATCTCCAATAGCTATCCAATCTACACTAGCTTCATGGGTAGCTGCCGAGCCGTCCCTTTGGAAGCCGTAAACTATTACGGAAGTGCTCCCGTTGGCTTTCCATCTGAAGAAAACTGGCACTCCAGTCTCCTTCTGTAGGGAGACACTAGCATTGTTGTCATGACCAAGACTAAATGCCATGGCAGCTGGAGTAGCCGCACAACCGTGGCTGAAACTTGTACTGGCTGCTAGTGAAATCCTGCCTCGATTGATTTCCTCCCCACTATTGGCTGCATTGATCAAAGCCGTAAGACCATCGAGAAGGTTAAGCTCGGCACCACTGGATGTAACTTGGGTATTCCCTATATACCATCCATGAGTAGTATCTATCCTCAATGGCCCTTTTCGACCTACGTTAGTACCTCGTCTCGCCATATTGTTTGCTCCTCTATGAGATGACAAGATAGCACCCGAATGGGCTCAGTTGCTATCTCTTACTAAAGCGGTTGAAACTGGAGAAGACTCCCGTGGCGTACCGGGAAACCCTCACGCTTCAACCAGCTTGAATGCCCTCGGTAAGTCTTGTCTAGTTCAGGCATTTGCTTCTTGAAATTGACCGTCCCCGTATTTGAAAAACGAAACACCCAATCCATACAGAAACTTCCAAAAATCCCGATCGCTGTTAGCTCTGCTGTTACAGCTCTTACATAAGGTTATCAAATTGTCAGGAGAGCAGTTCTTCTTGTCATAATCTATATGGTGAACAGTAAGCTCACTGCAATTCCCGTAACAGTCAGGATTTTGACATCTGTAACCATCTCTCTCCTTGATCTGCTCTTTCAACCACTCTGTCCACTCGGCACAGTAGGGTTCTTTGCTTATTCCACCTTGCCAGCTCGGATTTTGAGGCCCTAAAAACCGCAAACGATAAGATTCCCGATCTTTAACACCTGATTCCCAAAGCTGTTTAGCTATCTCAGACATCTTCTTTCGGGTTTCTTCCGAGTGGCATTTCCCAAGAAATGGTTTACTGTATTGTCTCTTTACCCTTAACTTCTCGCTTATAACAGCAAGTCGCTTATCAGTATCTTTAGTTAAGCCTTTACACCAAGAAGATTTTATTCTCCCATCTGTTTCTTTAGTCAAACCCTTATTCCAGGGAGTATTTCCTTTATTGGCTTCAGAAATCTTCCTCTTGGTTTCTTCAGTATGTTTTCTTCCATAAAAGGGTTATTTTTACCTGAAAGCTTTTCTGATATTTTAGCTTTCACATAATCAGGCAGAGTCTTGCCCTTCCAATATCTGTTATGCCCTTTGAGGAAGCGGTTTCCAGGTTTCGTCACCTGCAAACCGCATCCACATTGGCAAAGAGGTAATTCTTGCATATCTCTAACTTATTGAAATTATTATACTATTCTACCTTGTAAACATGGTGATAATCGATACACCCTATGCCTCCCATAAATCGGGCTTTGTAGCAGGCAATCATATCTCGTGTGAACTCCACCTCAGTCCCACGTGCCAGCCGCTTGACTTCAAGAGGGAACACCTCAGTCCAGATGAAGTCTTTCCTGAAGTCCCCAATCAACCAGGTCGTGGTAGTGGAACCGAAGTAAGGAGACCACTCAGGCACGAACTGGAACTGCCTCCAATAGTTCTCTGCATTATCAGCAGAGAATGGAGTCTTCTGAGTATTGGTGATTTCCCATGCTGTATCATGCAATTCAGCAGGACAAAGGAGTATCCATCCCTGCATTCCACCAAGGTTCACATACTGATCAGTCTCCCCGTCATACTGTTTCGCCACCAGGGCTTTGACAGCATCGAGAGCTGCGTGGTTAATATCACCGTAGCCGGTCAACCCATTGGGGCCTCCTTTGCCACCCTCGGCTAAGGAAGTCCGTGCAGTGGACTTGTAGAGAATCGCTGCAGTCCCCTCAGGCTTGAACACGGAGTTAGTAGAAGAATCGACAGCAGGTCCTATGACGCCTTCCAATATAAGCTTTTCCTTGTGCTGTCGGCATTCCTCACCGATCCGAGCCGCCTGAAGCAGTATCTGCCCAGTCTGATCCATCCTTACAGTCTCTTCACTGATACCGATGAGTCCACCATATTTGTGGTTCTCGACAGTGAAGTAAAGTTCCTGCATACCTCTAGACTTATACTCTTCCAGCTCTCGGACTTCCTCTACAGCTCCCATCCGAGTAAATCCGACTATAGTCTCCCTCTTTAACCGTGAAGGCACAACCGTCACGAGCCTATCGCCTACGCCATAAACTGCGTCATAAGCTTCCCGCACTTTCTTGTTTATCAAAGCTCCGGTAGCCTTGACGAACAGGCTTGTGCCCATACCCCCGATAGCCTCATCCAGAGCCTGAGCCTCCATGTATCGGAAATCCAGTCCTGGGTCACGGGAATCGAGTGGAGCGTCTCCCGTGCAGGCTATCCAGAGCTCTTTTATACTAAAGTCTTCTGGTTTAGCTTTCCCGGAGTCAAGGCTTTCATTAACCATATCTAAAAAGCCCTGAGGTCCGAGAGATTTCACTACCTCTCTTAAATCGTCCTTAACAACGTTTATAGCCATCTCTATATCCAACCTCCATTATGAATTTATTTTATGAGTCCGCCAAGACCGTATTTAGACCGCATTCGGAATTGTACTTCCGTAGCGTTATCCTCTTCTTTTATGCACCATCCAAGCGGATTAGCCTGTGACCCTATGGGCACCGCTTTACACTTCTGATCGTAAACTTCTACTCCAGAAGCACTGTAAGGCTCGATACTGTAACCGACTTTGACAGAAGTCGTAGTGTCGAGATCCATCACCCAATCACCGTCAGTACCCACAAGGATGTTATCATCCACGCTGTCGGAATCATGAGCCTCCAAAGCTATACCAAGAAAATAATCAGAAGCATCTACCGCCGCAGCGGCATGTCCCGCAGCAGCGTCCAAACTGTCAAAGGGATATGCCTTGTGAGAAGCCGTGGAACTATCATTGTTCCGAAGATTGTCCACAGCATCCAAAAACACAAAATCCCCAACTTCTATCTCAGTGTTAGGCTGCACTGGAACAACGATCGTGTTCATTGGGCCTTTGAGAAATCTATATTTATCAGCCATATCGTCTATAACCTCCTACTTTTTCACTATCTTAACAAAATCGTCAACGGAAATCTTGCCCCCCTCCTTGTCTTTGGCTCCAGCACCTTTGACCTCAGGAGGTTTAGCAAGTATGCCCATAAACTCGTCAATAGTAGCTATCATCTGCTCCTTGACGGAAAGCTCTTTCTCGTTACCTTTTTCGTCCTTGACTTTAACAGGTTCTTTGATTGCTCGGAGAGCTTCCCTGATAGCCTTAGATTTCCGTACCTCTTCAGGAACTTTCTTCTCCTCCATTACAGCGTCTATCTCGGCTTCCTTTGCAGCAGCTGCTTCCTTAGCTGCATACACATCCAACTTTCCTTGAGCCGTAGTCAGTTCCTTCTTGAGATTATCTATCTCTTTGTCTTTTTCCTCCACCATCTTGCGAGCTTCATCCAGTTCTTTGACTTTATTCTCTTTTTCCTTTTCTAGTTCATCTATTTTAGCTTTCAGATTCCCATTCTCTTTCTCTAACTCAGTCAGTCTCTCAGACTGCTTGGACTCTGCAAGAATCTGCTCGACAAGATGAGGATAATCATTCTTTAAGACTTCTAAAGTGATATCCATGTTGTCTATAACCTCCTCATCAGTGTTGCCATCGTTCCATTCCCAAAGCGATGTAGTAGTCGCAGGACTAGTAACCAAATCTACACTGTTCAGTTTAGTTACATCCTCAACCACTACCTTACCTTTATCCTTTACCAATGTTCCAGAACCATTTATGGAAAACCCCACTTTGTCGGAGAAGTTTTCCACGAAATCCTTAATCAAATCGACCTTGCTGGAGTGGACTCTGAACTCGCTAGCGTAAATCTTCTCTCCTCTCCGAGTTATACCGTTTACCGTGCCTAAAAAGTCCCGAACTCTCCGAACACCGTGACGGTCACGGGACTCGAAGTCGGAGGGATGATTCTCATAGACAGCAGCCCCCTCAGCAAGTCGAGCTATTGACTCTATAGCCTTATCAGAATAAACTCTTCCGTTTCTGGAGTTTCTGCTTCCAAAGATACAGACATCCCTGAACACATTGTTACTGCCTTCCTCTACATGAGTATTAGTAAAAGCTTCACCAATGTTGTCTATATCCTCAAGCAGATTGAAGCTCAAATTCTCGCTCGCTTTAATAGAAGCGGGCATGTCCTCTGGCTTAACTCCAAGCTTTTTATACAGACTACGAAGTTTAGATTTTACCTTAGAGATTTCCCCTGGGGGTAGCTGAACCTTCTGTCCCCTGAAACCCCCAGGAGACAGTGCTGCAGCCGCCCTGCCCAACTGAGCCACTGTTATCTGCTTCTTGCCATTGACATACTCAGCAACTCGCAACTTCCAGGTAGAAGGCTTATTAGGGTCTGGAACATACAGGTAATCATTAGCGGTATATTTCTGACCTCCATCAGTCTTGTAAACAGCCATAATCCTCTACCTCTTAGCTCAGTGGAGTTCCAGTGCTAAAGGAGTTGATTCTCGTGATAGTGCCATAGCAGTCAGCCACTATACTCAGGGTCACCCCATCCGCTCCTTCGGTTATGGACTGCTGTTCGGGTGGAAAATAACACTCAGCCCATCTAATGCCCTCATCATTAGTTCCATCCCATAGAACCTCAATGTTCAGAGTCCTCTTTGAGGAATCTTTGAAAGTGGGATTGTTATTAGAGCCATCGTTCTGGGTAGAACCCTGGGTGCTGACAATGGTCTTTCCAGCTACAGTGGTATTACCCCTCAGCAGTGCGTCCAAAGTCGCATAACTGCCAGTGTCCTCCATAAGGCAGGAAAAGGTTACCCTCAGTGGAGCCATGAGAGGAGTATCATCGGATTCCACGTAGTGGGCATTAGAATCCATAACCCCTCTATCCATCACCAATCTCTCGGTTGTCTTAGCCCGTGCTATAGGCCCCGTCAGATTGGCGTTGGTGAAGAGGACTTGGTAGTAGTAAGGGGTGCCACTAGTCCCATCATAGAGCCTAAGCTCACCGTCCTTATGTTGAAATATCATCGGTTATCTTGCCTCCTAGATAGTTACACACTATTTATTCAAACCCAAGTCTATTTAAAGACTTACTAGCGCAAATTGCTTTTACTTACTCTCACTAAAATCATATAACCTTTGCAAAATCACTGAACCGCTTTTTAACTTCATGCACAGTTTAATATCTCCTGCAACTCGTCTAATCGTAGGCTCTTTCTCAAATTATAAGTGTTAGCCCATTTCAACCAACCCATAGTAGATGCTAAAGATGATCTAAATCGGTCTATCGTTATACGACCTTTAGCTAATAATCCGGGAAGCCTTTTCAGCCCACGCCGAATTCTTTTGACTGTAGATTTCCTCACCAAGATATATTTAGGGAAATGCCGATATCCCAAGAAATCAACGCCTCTCGATACCGGAAACAGGTCACATTTGCTCAATTCCAGTTTAAGTTTTGAATGCAGAAACCTCCTGATCTTATCAGACATCTCATTAAGCCAGCCTTTATCGTTATGAAAAAGGCAAAAATCATCGCAATATCGGATGTAGTATTTCACCTTCTGTTCATGCTTGAGGAACTGGTCCAACTCATTTAAATAGAGATTCCCAAACCATTGGCTCGTATAATTGCCTATCGGCACATTTTTCCCGCCCGGAAATGAATATATAATATCCTTGATCAACCAAAGAGTATTCCGGCATTTAATCTTTTTCTGAACGATCTCATACAAAATATCATGGTCCACAGAAGGATAAAATTTAGAGATATCCATCTTTAGGCAATATTTATTTTTGCGAATAAACTCCATTGTGCGGCGGCTTCCCGCATGAATGCCTTTATTTTTCCTGCATGCATAAGAATCATGGATAAACATAGCATCCCAAATGGGCTCAACCACATTCATCAAAGCATGTTGTACAATCCTGTCAGGATTGAACGGTAATTTATAGATAACACGTTTCTTTGGTTCATAAATAATCTTCTCTTTGTATTTCGATGTTGTGAATGTCTTGCTTATCAATAAATTTTGAATAGCGAAAAGGTTCTCATCAAAATTCCTGTCAAATCGTTTGATGGTATCCTGCCAGGACTTCCCTTTCCGTGCCAATTTGTAGGCATAATAGATGTTGTCTATATCAAAGATTCTTTCCCAAAGCCTACCGTGTCGTCTCATAGTTTTTTTGATGAGGGTAGCTTTCGCAATTTACTACTAACTACCCCACATCCTCCGTTTTGTGTTTTGCTAAGCTATTGCTTAACAAGGCTGATAGATCCAGCCAGGAGTTAAGCTCCCTAAATCCTGGATCTGACTGCCTGCGACTGCCGATATTCGAATTCGTATTCCAGCGATAGTTACTCGCATTACGAGACCGGGAACTGCAATTCGTCCCATTATTCCAGTTGCTGCCTGCCAGAAGCACCGCACGCAACGATCTACCAGCCTGAAAGCATTATAA